TGGCGTCGACACTCCGTCGAAAAAAAACGGGGGTTTTCGGCGGATTTGGTGGATTTAGCAAAAAACCCCAAAAATGAAGCTTAAAGATTTGGCCTCAGCCCTGGGCGTGACTGCTCAACGCGTCAGCATCCTGATCAAAGACGGCATGCCCGACTCAAGCGTCGAGGCCGCGCGCGCTTGGCGTGAGGAAAAGCAGGCGGCTCGCCGGCAGGGGGCACCGAAGCCCAAGGTGGTCGAGCTAGATGACGGCTCACTGGCCGACACCATCGACGAGCACCGTGGTCTGGTCGGTCGGGCGCGTGGCGTCTGGGAGGCCGCGATGGAAATGGGCGACCCCAACCAGGGGAAGTACCAGACCGCGTACAACCAGAGCCTTAAGACGCTTATCAATCTGGAGGAGGAGCAGGAGCGCCGGGCACTGCTGGCCCGCGACTACATCAAGGCGAGCGACGCGCAGGAGGCTATGCTCCGGATCGTGGGCGAAGTGGTGGCACGGCTGGACAAGATGCCTGCCGAGATTGGTGAGGCCTGCAACCCGAACGACCCGCCCAAGGCAATCGAGGCTTTGCAGGCTTGGGTACGCAAGACGCGAGAGGACCTGAGCAAGTGAAGACCGAGGAGCTGCTGGCCGTCGGGCGCAAGGCCTTGGCGCCACCGGACAACGCCGACCCGGTGACCTGGCTGGCCCGCAACGTTACCAACATCCCCGACTCGCCCTTCAAGGGCGGCTACCGTCCCGAGCGCTGGCCGTGGATTGCTCACGCCATCCGCATCTTCGCTGAGCCCTCGACGCGGCTGCTGGCTATGCCTTGGGCTATCCAATGCGGCAAGACGCTAACGATGCGGCTGCTGGCCACGCACCTGATGGCCAACGATCGCGGCAACCTGGTCATCTACATGGACAACCAGGACAACGCAAAGGACTTCACCCTGCGTTACCTGCGGCCGCTGTTCAACATCGTGCCGGTGGTGAGAGACGCGATGAGCCCGCACGACAATGCTAAGAGCGACACCATCGACTTCAGCGACGGCACCATCGTTTACAATAACTCGGCCACGACGCACAAGGACCTGCAGCGCATCTCAACGCGGTACGTTTTCGGAGATGAGCTTTGGCAGTGGCCGAAAGGAAGTTTGCAGGAATCGATGGCCAGAACCAAGGCCTACGAGTGGACGAGCAAGAAACTCTACGCGAGCCAGCCTGGTCTGGTGGGCGATGACTTTGCGAACCTGTACGGCACGACCGACCAGCGCGAATGGCAGTTCCGATGCTCGGCCTGCGACCACCTGCAGCCCTGGCTATGGGATTACGTGCGCTTCCCTGACGACGCGAAGACCGACTCAGGCTGGGACCATCGGAAGGTTGAGGACGGCACGACGTATGAGTGCGCCAAGTGTGCGGCTCGGTTACCCGACACCAACGAGACGCGGATCAGGTGCAACGATGCCGGCGAGTTTGTCCCGACGACCGTGAGCCAGAAGCGCGGCTGGGTCGGCCTGCACGTCAATGCGTTGGCCTCAACGAGCTGGGGCTCCCTAGGGGTCGACATGCTCAAGGCCAAGGAGGCCAGCGACACCTATGGAGACGAGGACCAGCGCCGCATCTTTAAACAAAAGTACCTTGCCCTGCCCTGGTCAGACGACGGCGGGTCGATGGTTACGGCGGCCACCGCGAGCGACTACGGGCTTGCGGACGCCTGGGAGGCCGAGGCTATGATCACGCCCAAGGCCACGCTGGCCGACCAGAAGGACGCCCCACAAGGGTCGACGCCTTTCCGCACGATGGGCGTGGACTGTCAGCGCGGCCACTTCTGGGCGACGGTCCGCAGCTGGAGCAAGACCGGGCATAGTCGGCTCAAGGCCTTTGCCCGTCTCGAGACGTGGCAGGCGGTCGAGGACTTTGCCAAACTCCATGGGGTCCACCGTGCGCTCGTTTTAGTCGATGCAGGGGACAACGCCCAAGTGGTCTACGCCGAGACGGCCAAGCGCAGCTGGAAGTGTGCGAAGGGCTCCGGGCAGGATGACTTCACGGTGAAGGGTACGAACGGGCAGACGAGCAAACGCTTCTACTCGGACATCCAGAGCTACGTTGTACCAGGGCAGACCAACCGAGCCCGGCTCATCGTCTGGTCAAACCTCGCCGGCAAGGACCTGCTGTCAGGCCTACGGGTCCGCAAGGTGCACACCTACGCCCGCGACACGGTGGCCGACTACGTGGAGCAGATGAACGCCGAGGTCCGGGTCCGCGACTCCCGCACGGGCAAGCCTCAGTGGATCCTGCCGGCGGGCAAGAAGGATAACCACGCCCTGGACTGCGAGCTTCTGGCCATGCTGGCGGCTGTGCGCTGGGGCATCGTCGGGAGGGAAGGCGCCGCTGACCCGGTGCCCTTGGACGCTTGACCTTTATGGCAACCCATTCACCTTCCTTGCAGGACTGGCCGTCGGAACGTTGTTGTGGTGCTGTGATGGCTTGCGGCGCTCGGGTACATGGAACCCGGCGGTCAGTCCCCTCTTTACCCCCCTCCCAAGGTTAAGAACCCACTATGGCTCGCGGCTTACTTATTGGACTCACTGAAACCGAATTGCTGGCCATCCGCGACAAGGCTGTTGCGGCCATCACTACCGGGCTGAATGTCGTGTCCTATTCCGACAGCGGGTCGAGCGTTAGCAAGCAGTGGGCGCTTCCGCCCAAGGAGATGCTCGACGAGGCCGGCTACGCGCTGTACCAGCTCGATAGTCAAGCCTACGCGGTATACCGCCGGACGTCTGTCTTGTCTGTCCGATGGGACAGCCGGACCTTTTGATTTATGGCACCCCGCAAGAAGACCATCAAGGCCGTCGAAGTTCCCAAGCCTACGGCTGGGTCTACCGGTGCTCCCAAGGCGCAGGCCTCGACGTCTTGGTCCAGCAACTTCCAGAACGCTGGGATGTCCTTTGCCCGTCGTGCCTGGTATGGATCGGCCCCGCAGGACGCCCGCAAGGACGTCAGCCAGTACGACCGCCAGTCCCTGCTACAGAAGGCCCGCTACGCCGAGAAAAACTATCCGAGCATGGTGCAGTACGTGAACGACATGGTCATGTACGTAGTCGGCGACGGTTCACTTCCGACGAGCCACGCGCTCGACCCGGTGAAAGCCCGACTCTACGAGGCATACTACTACCGCGAGACGCGCAAAGCGGATGCCACCAATCGCTACACGGGCGAGCAACTCCAGCGCATCATCATCAACACTTGGGCGGTCGACGGCGAAGTCTACGCGCTCAAAGTGATTGACGCTCAAGGCAAGGCTACCGTGCAAATCATCGAGGGCCACCGGGTGGTCAGCCCTACCACGCCCAACCAGGTCACGCCTGAGACTTGGGACGGCTTTGTCTTTGGCAAGTACGGCGAGGTCAAAGGCATTTGGATCCAGTTCGGCGACGGCCAATTTGAGTTTAAGGAGGCCGGCACTTATTTTCACATCGCCGACTTCAAGCGGGCTAGCGGCGCGCACGGTCTGCCTCCGATGGCCCACGCCCTCAACAGCATGCAGGACCAGCTCGAGGTGATGCAGCTGGAGCTCCGGGCGACTAAACAGGTGACGGACGTCCCGACCATTCTTACCAAGAACGGCGGCTCAATTAACGACAGCATGGCGGCCGAGCTTAACGGCTCCGGCACGTCTGACTTTGGCGCCATCGGTGCCCAGATGGGCGGCAAGCTGCTGGTGCTCGAGCCTGGTGAGGACCTCAAGAGCGTGTCCCCTAACTTCCCCCGGCAGAGCATGGAGATGTTCAATGCCGTGCTCTCGCGCATGATCGCGTCTGGTGGCCTGCCCTATGAGGTGGTCAACGACGGCAGCAAGGCCGGCTCTGCCCTGGTACGCATGGTACTCGGCAAGGCCGACCGCTACGTCGGCGATAAGCAGTGCATGCTCCACGATTGCTACCTAGTGCCCGATTGGCAATGGCGCATCGGCACCGGCATCGCTAACGGCGACTTGCCTGACGATCCGAAGTGGGCCGACGTCGAGTTCAGCGTCCCCCAGTCCCCCAGCATCGACAACGGCCGCGACAGCAACAACGACCGCGAAGACCTACGAGCTGGCCTGACCTCTTTCTCGGCGATTGCCAAGAAGCGTGGCGTGGACTTCCGCAAGACTTTCACTGAATTAGTAAACGACATCCTGTTCGCCAAGGAAGCCACGGCCATGACTGGCGGCAAGGTGGCCTTCGAGGAGGCCATGCAACGCTTCCAGAACATGCAGGCCCCAGCCAAGGAAGCCGAGGCAACCATGGCCGACGACGCCGAGGACACCGCCGAGGACCCTGTCGAGAAAGACACTTCAGCGGTCCCCGAGGACAACACCAACGACATCACCGAATAACTTCCCATGCGCTTCATCTTCTCCAACGGCATGAAAGGCCTTGAGCCTTTGCTTATCGACCCGACCAAGGCCGCTGACTACGCCGCCCGCCTGGACAAGTACGGCTTCAGCGACGTTCTTTCCAAGCTGCTCGGCGCTCGCCCGGTGGCCTACGTCACCGCTGACGGCAAGGGGGTCATCCCGATTGATGGCCCAATCGGTCGCGGCATCTCGCCCCTCGAGGGCATGCTTGGCGCCGCTGACGTCAACGACATCTCCAAAGCCATCGACGCCTTCGAGGCTGACCCTGCGGTCAAGAAGATTGCCTTCCGCGTTAACTCCCCTGGCGGCACCGTCACTGGTGTGCCTGAGCTCGCGAGCAAGATGCGCCGAATGAAGAAGCCCACCATGGCCTACGGTGAAGAAGCAAACAGCGCCGCCCTGTGGCTGGCCACCGCCGCAGATCGGTTTGTCGCTATGCCCTCCGGCTCGATTGGCTCGGTAGGTGTTTACATGGTCGTGCCCGATTACAGCCAGGCCTACGCCGACGCCGGCGTGAAGATGGTGGTCATCAAGTCTAGCCAATCTCCCCTGAAGGGGGCTGGCATCGAGGGGACCAGCTTAACGCCTGAGCAGGTTGCGGACCTACAGCGGCAGGTCGACTCTATCGCTGAAGAGTTCCAGACTGCAGTGAAGATGACCCGCGCCAATGTCTCCAAGGACGCCTTCACCGGCGGCACTTTCTCTGGCCGTGAAGCAGTGAGCTTGGGCCTTGTCACCGGGCTGGCCGACTCCTTTGAGGAAGCCCTCGCCGCCTTCTAACCTTTGACCGCATCTCCAAGTTTAAGAACATCATGAGCAAACTGACCCCTGAAGCTGAAGTCACCGAGCTGCGCACCGTTTCCCTGGCGTTGACCGCCGAGCGCGACGACCTCCGTGCGACCGTCGAGAAGCTGACCGTTGGCGCCGCCGACGAGCTCACTTCCGCCAAGGCCGACGTCGTTGCCAAGGATACCCGCATCGCTGAGCTCACTGCCGAAGTCACGGCTCTCACCGAGAAGGTGACCGCCCTCGAAGCCACCCATGTCTCCGCCGCCAAGCAGGCCGCCGAGATCGTGGCCAGCACCGGCACGACCCCCGTCGCCGCCGAGACTGCGACCTCTGCCCCGGCCTTGACGGTCCAGCAGATCCGCGAGGAGTATGCCGCGATGCAGCCCAGCGCTGAGCGTCACGCCTTCCTGCAGAAGCACAAGACCGCCATCCTCTTTGGCCGTCTCAAGTAATTTCCCCCTAATTCATCCCTAAATACTAATACATCACCATGGCTAATTCTGGTTTCGACATCGCTCCGGCCGCGCTCGCTGACATCATCGTCGCGGACGTCCGCCCCAAACTCCCCATGCTCGACGTCTTCACGACGCTCGCGCAGTCCCGCGATGACCGCGGCATCCAAATCGACGTGCCCTTCGTGGCCGGCGACGACGCTATCGTCTTCGACAAGGCGGCTGGCGGCTACCATGAAGTCGGCAACGCTGACATCACCAAGGCCTCGGTCGAGCTCGTCCACTACCACGCGACCCGCAGCTTCGACGCGCAGGAGCTCGCCTCTTGGGGCCCGGAAGGCGTCATCAATGCTTTCCGCGAAGAAGTCCAGGCTAAGATCGTGAAGAAGGCCAACGCCGCCGTGGCCGCCCTCATCACCAACGCGAACTACTCGAGCAACGTGGTCATCGCTTCTGGCGACTTCGACTACAATGACGTGGTCGACCTCGACACCTTCCTCGACGACCTCTACGCCCCGGAACAGCGCGGTCTCGTTCTCAACTCCGCCTACATCGGCGCGCTCCGTAAGGACGCCAAGCTGACCTCGGCGTTCAACACCCAGGGCAATAACAGCGTCGTCCGCACTGGCGTCGTCGGCAACATCGGCACCCTGCAGATCATGCAGTACGCTGGCCTGCCGGGTAACGGCGAAAACCTCGTCGGCTTTGCGGCCGCCAAGGACGCCATCGCGATCGGCACCGGTTCCATCTGGTCCATCGGCACCAACTCCGCTGTGTCCACCATGGGTGGCCTGTCCCTGATGGTCGAGTCCGAGTACACCGCTGGTATCCTCTATCTGACGGCCGCCATCCGTTTCGGCGCCGCGAAGGGTCGTTCGAACCTGAAGCGCATCAAGAGCGCCTAAGCCTAACCGGCTTAGAAAACACTGGGGCTCCTTACGGGGCCCCTTTTTTTTGACCTAGTGCCCAAGGTTAAGACATGAGCCTCTACGCTGACGGCACCTTCCTCGACGACGCCAAGCTGATGGTCGACGACTTCGGCGTGTCTGGATCGTGCAACTCTGGGGCCATCACCTTTCAGTGCCTCATCTCGGACCCGATGGTCAGCCAGTCCTTCCAAGAGGGGGGCTTTGTAGACCGGACCCAGCACACGGTCCGCATCCCCGCTGCAACGGCCTCCTGGAGCCTCCCAGACGGGTCTAATGGGGCATCGGCTGCCATCGTCGTGAGTCAGGAGCCCATTGCCTCCCTAGGGATTGGCAAACTTATTGCCGTTGATGGTAAGAGCCTGCGCATCATTGCCCAGACCCACAAGCGCCCGAGCGCATGGGTGACCCTGCAAGTCATCCTGCTCAACCAGTGAGCGCTACGCTCAAGTTCGACCCCAAGAGTCTGGCCGAGTTTAACCAGGCTATGACCGAGTACGCGTTTGCCTGCCACGAGACCATCCGCGACATCGCCCTCAAGAACGCCGCCCTTATCTGCCGAGAGTCTATGATGCTGACCCCGCCGATGGGTGCCGGCAGAAAGGGAGGCCTGACGGTAACAGGCGAGAAGGCTGGCAAGCGGGCTATCTCTGCGGACGTGCGCAAGATCTACACGGCGGCCGACAACCGCAAGGGCATCGCCCCGCTGATCTTGCTGACCACCCAGCTGGCCTACGCGACAAAAGCAGGCAACCCGTCTGAGTTCCGCAACTTGCTCGACGGCGCCGGACGCACGGCGCTCAAGCGCGGCACCCGTATTCTGCAGGCTATCGCTAACGACTACGACGACGACCGGGCTTTCCGTAAGGCAAAAAACTACTTCAACCGGTCCCAGTTCCGGACAAACGCGTACGGCCTCGGCTTCCAGCGTAACCTTGAGCCCTTACACCAGACCCTCTTAGCCAAATCTGGTGGCCGATTTAAGAAGCTTGGTCGACCTATGGAGCCACTGACCAACTGGCGCAACAAGGTCCTGGTCGAGACCGACGCCGAGATCCAGGCCTACATCGACACCCGCACCCCTATGGTCGGGAAGCTCAAGTCAGGCTGGTATAAAATCCTGATGTCCCTGCCCAAGCCATCGAGCCGCGAGAACAAGACCAACTTCGGCACATCGGGCATCGGTAACTACATCAAGGCCCATGCCGGCACGGCGGGCAACTACACCTTCACCGACACGCAAAGCAACGTGGCCCTCATGTTAGTCAACGGCATCGCCGACCTGAACAACGTTAGCACCGAGGCTGATGTGAAGCATACCGTTTTAGGCTTACGCTATAAGCAGCTCAGGCTAGACCTTGAGCAACGGCTCAAGAAGGCGGCCGACAACTTTAACAAAAAACAATAACCCATGGGCACCGCATCTATCCGACACATCGTCGAGGGAAACCTCGTCACCATGCTCCAGGCTGAGGTCGGCCTGACGGGCACTAACATCTACCCTGGCGACAGCACCGCCGACTCGGCGATGCCCAAGGTGGTCGTGGTCTGCGACTCCGCCGGCACCCCCAGTGGCCTACCTGATGGCCTGGGCAACTATGACTGCCAAGTGCGCTGCGTCCTGCACGACAACGCCAACGACGTGACCCTGTCTGAGCACCGGGATAAGGCCGCCGCGATGGTCGGGGCTCTGGCCGACGTGACCGCCATGGCCGCCCAGTTTACGAGCAACGGCGACGCGGCCCTCTATGACGTGACCGTGCAGTCCGAGGATCAGGGCCTCGACGAGCAGACCGGGGCGTGGGCCACCGTCTTGCGCCTGTCGGTGCTTTGTGTGCTGGCCCCTTGACCAAGGGCCCAAGGTTAAGAACCTATGGCAGCTACTCTCAAAGGCGTGACGGTACTGTTCGGCGTTGCTACGCAGTCCGGAATCAGCAACTTCCTTCCCCAGTCCCTGACGGTCACTAAGAACTTCGAGCTTAACGACAAGGCGGCCGACGAGACGGGTGTAACGGTGACCCTCCGCTACGACGGCGTTGGCCGTGAGATCAGCATTGAAGGCATCGCCAAGACGGTGGACATGCCCGAGGTCGGGGACCCTTGCACCATCGCCACCAAGACTGACGTGGGCGTTTCCCAGTCCATCACCGGCGTGGTGGAGTCCGTCGAGGAAAAGGGTAGCAACAAGGACTTCGTGCGGGTGACGGTCAAGGTCAAGCAGCTTGACGCCATCGCCAGCTACGCGTAAAGAGTAGGGCCTTGGACGCCCGCTTCATTAACGCCTTCACCGACCCGGCCCAGGTTAACATCCTGGGCTATGTCGTGTATCCCTTTTGCCTGAAGTACCGCGTTAGGCTTCACGCGATCGGCTCGCCCTTTGTCCAGCCTGGGGAGTATACCGCCGGCGCCATGCTAGCCGCCATCAAAACCTGCGCCGAGTCACCTATCGACGACATCACCGCCAAGGATAAGTTAATCCTCAAGCGCTGGAACAAGGACCCTGAGACCTTCTACAAGACCATGGCCGACTTCCGCGTCTACATGCTCGAGGGTCACTGGCCTAAGTTCTGGGAGAAGACGGAGAGCCAGCGGGCCTCTGGCGTCGGCATGCCTTGGGCGCTCAACATGGTGGCCAACCTGATTGCCAACGGCATCGAGGAGCGCCGGGCTTGGGAGATGCCCGAATGTCAGGCGGTCTGGCTCTCCACGGCCTTTGCCGGCCTGAAGGGGGTGGACGTCAACATCATGACCACTGAGGAAGAGGAGGCAATGGCGGCCTTTACGACTTCCCAAGAGTGAAGAGACCATGAGCCAGGACGTCACCTACAACATCAAGGGCACCTCCGATGTCCCGCAGCAGACCGAGAAGGCCAAGAAAGCCATGTCTGAAATGGACAAGCAGACGGCAGCCATCGGCAAGAAGTTCAGCGAGGTTGGTAAGGATCTGTTTCTATCGTTCCTCGCCCCTATGGTCCTGATCCAGCACGCCATCAGCTTCATCAGCGACGCCATCTCAAATGCACGGCAACACGCCAAGGACGCGGTAGATTTTGCGGCTAGTGTTAAGCTGGAAGATTTAAACAAATCACCCGTTGATTTTACAACCCGCTATTTGTCTCAGAAACTTAAGGTAGACATCCGAAGCAAGGAAGAGATTGAAAATGCAAAAGATGCAAGGGTCGCAGTGACGCGTGAGTTTCTCATGCGCGATCCTCGCGGCCAAGAGTATTACAAAAAGAATGCACCTGTTGACCTTGCAAGTGGCAAACAAGAAAGTGCTGCAATCTTAGCATTTAATAAAGACATTCAAGATGCAGTTTTTAAAATGGCTGAAGAAGATGCCAAGAAAGCCCTAGCTGCTGAACAACAGAAAGCCCAAGATGAGAAGAACAAGAAGGAGCCTTCCCTCTTCGCCGGCGATAACTCGACCTTCGGCGTCGGCCTGTCCCCGCAGATGAACCTACTCAACCAGCAGGTCGAGCTGCAGAAGCAGGCCAACGAGTACCTGGCCATCATCGCCAACGCGAACGGCTTGCCTACTGACTTTACCAAGGACACCAGCAACGGCAACGCCTCTAAGAACGTCTACTACGAAACCACCAACGTCTCCTAATCATGGCCCGCATCGACAAAGGCAACGACCTCTCCAGCCCGGTCCTCCAAGCAGGCTGGACCGTAGGCCAGGACGGCTACGGGCTATGGACTGGCAAGTGTACATTCAAGCTAGACCGTGACTACGCCGTGGCCATCGCTGAGTTTGACCGTGGCGTTGCTCACCCGGTGGCTCCCTTCGACGCCTTCATGTGGTCCAATCGGTGCTCGGCCTCGTACGATCGCAACGGCATCGCCACGCTGACCATCGACTACGTCGGCATCAATACGGGTACGGCCCCCGGTGAAGGCGAGCCCACCGTCACCGCCCCCAACGTCTCAGGCGCCGTGGCCACCAGCAGCGAGCCAATCGAAACGCACCGCAACTTTTTCACTAACACCGACAGCATCAACGCTATCGCTGGCTACGGCACCGGCACGGTAACGGCCCCCATCTATGAAGCTTCTACTTTCAAAGTAGATGCCAGTGGAACCTTGCTTTATGCAGGCGACCACGGCGCACACTTTACCCAAGTAACGGGTGGCAAGTTCGTCGGCTTCCTCGATCCGGAGTTCCCATACTACTACGGCCGCAAGTCATACCTCTCGCCAACGACTGGCTTCTCTGGCGTCATCTACGTCAAGGGCGGCGACGCCAACCCAGAAGGGGACACGCTAGTGCAGACCATGCGGTCGGCGGTCGGCTTCTCGTCAACTGACCAGACCTTCCAAGGGTTCCTGCCCGTCCTAGTTCCCAACTACATGGGCACGGTCTATGACGGCGAGGCCGGTGGCCAACTGCTCCTGGCTTCCGTTAACTTCGAGGACTACGGCCTGAACATCTACAAGATCAGCTACACCCTGCGCTACTCGGTTGAGGGCTGGGTGCCGGAAGTCTATCCCCTCTTAGGGACCTAATGATGCAACCCGGCAACGGCTACAGCCTGAGCGCGGGCCAGAACGGCACCTCCCTCACGGTCGACTTCCCTGAGCAGCAGTCTGATCCTGACCAGTTCAAGGTTAACTGCAGTAAGGTCGCACCTGGCTATTGGGGCGTCTTTGTGCGCAAGGGGTTCGTGCGCTACTTCTCGTATTTTGCCACCGCTCCCTATGCGGCTAGTCCCATTCAGGCCGAGGTCCAGAAGGTTTGGGCATACCCAGACGACGCCCAGGTCGACGGCCCTTTCGCGGATGAGGCCTCCACACCTTGGGTCGACAAGGGTGGCTACATCAAGATTGAAGAGAGCAAGCACTACGGCGTTTTCATCGTGATGTGCGCTGATGATGAAGCCGCGCCCGTGCCCTATTTGGCCGTCTTTGAGATAGCGTCTGAGGCTGACAACTACACCGACCCCTTCCCCGGTGGCTTCAACATGTACGTATACTACAAGCTGGTGACGTATCAGAACGACCCTCTAGAGATTTTAACGCCGGCTGGCAGTGAGTACATTACCATCATCAACGCGCCTTCCGTTTACGCGTACAACTACAACTGCCAGAAGTGGAAGATTGCTGACCTGACATGGGAGGACGGCGTCTTCAAGGTAGACCAGCAGCACCTCGGACCGCTGGCCCTCCCAAACGCCTGCGTTATGAATACCCCTGCGTTGAATAGTTCAGGCTATACCCCGCCCTGGATTGCGGACCCCTACTATGAGGCCGAGAAAGACCTCTGGTTTGGTGGCTGGGCTGGGTACACCAAGAACACGGCCGACGCGACGGTCACGCTTTAACCCCCCGCCAAGGTTAAGATGAGCAACACGGTCACCTTCAAGCGCGGCACGACCTACTCGGGCACGGTCACCTACACCCCCGCCGCTGGCGGCCCGGCCAACCTTTTGACCACCACGGTGACCTCGGACATCATCGACTCGTCAGGGGCGACCTACAGCTGCACGATCACCATGGCCGGCAATGGGCTCTCCTTTGTGGCCAGCCTCCCCGCGTCGACCACTGCTGGCTTCTCGCTCGGCACCGCCCGGTCTGACATCAAGTTCGTCTACGGCGGCACCACCTTCTTTTCGGACACCTTCCGCCTCACCGTCGTCGACCAAGTTACCGCCTAAGCCAACATGTCCAGCATCACGGTCACCTCTGAGGTATTAGGCACTCTGACCGTCTCGGTCGAGGGTACGGACAGCACACTGGCCCTCTCGGTCTTGGCCACGGCGCCGGCCAGCCTATCCATCGAGCTCGGCACCCCTGGGGCTCAAGGCCCTGCCGGCACGGCGGCGACCATCGCGGCGGGTACGACCACGACCCTCTCCCCTGGCTCATCGGCCACGGTGACGAACGCTGGCACATCTTCGGCGGCGGTCTTCAACTTCGGCATCCCGCAAGGGACGGCTGGCAGTCAGGGCATCCCCGGCACGGCGGCCACGGCCACGGCTGGAACGACTACAACGGGCGCTCCTGGCTCGTCGGCCTCGGTCACTAACTCGGGCACGACCTCGGCAGCAGTCTTCGACTTTACCATCCCTCGCGGCGACAAGGGCGAGACTGGAAACACCGGCGATACTGGGGCTACTGGGGCTACTGGAGCCACGGGCACGGCGGCTACGGCCACGGCTGGCACGACCACGACCGGGGCTCCAGGATCGTCGGCCTCGGTCACTAACTCGGGCACGACTTCGGCGGCGGTCTTCGACTTTACTATTCCCCGCGGCGACGTCGGGGCCACCGGGGCGACGGGTGCCACCGGGGCGACCGGGGCCACGGGTGCCGGTGTTGTGGTAGGCGGCACGACCGGGCAGGTGCTCACCAAAGTAAGCGCCACCAACTACGATACAACCTGGTCTACTCCTACCCCCGCCCCGGTCACTTCTGTTGCGGGCCGCACTGGTGCCATCGTCTTGACCGTGGCTGACGTCTCTGACGCCGCCCCCTTGGCAAGCCCTGGTCTGACCGGGACGCCGACGACCACGACGGCCTCGGCTAATACCAACACGACACAGATCGCGAGCACGGCCTTTGTTATTGGTCAGGCGTCGGCCTCCACCCCTGCCGCAACGGGCACGGCGGCAATCGGCACATCTCTTAAATACGCGCGGGCTGATCACGTTCACCTGAACCCCCTGCCAACGGGCGGAAGTGCGGCTCAGGTATTAAGCAAGGTAGACGGCACTGACTATAACGTGCAATGGGCCACGGCTGGCGGTGGTGGCGTTGACGTTCAAGTGTTCGGCGGACCTAGCAGCAGCGGAACCTTTACCTGGACCAAGCCTGCCAACGCCAAGATGGTTTACGTGTGGATGGTTGGCGGCGGCGCTGGCGGCGGATCTGGCGCGCGTCGTGCGACTACCTCGAGCCGGGGTGGCGGCGGCGGTGGCGGCGGTGGCAATGCCTACGCCCGATGGTTTAATGCGGCTGGTCTCGGTGCGACCGAAACTGTTACAGTTGGCACGGGCGTAACTGGTGCTGCAGGCATCACTGTCAACGACACCAACGGCGGTACGCCCGCCACATCGACAACTGTGTTCAGCGCCTTCGGCGGTTTCCGCACATACGGAAGCTACGGCGGCGGCACTGGTGGCACCACTATCGCCGGCGGCACTGGTGGCAGCACCGGCAACCACTTGGTGGACTTCAACACAGTCGTGACCGTCATCGGCGTTGCTGGTCAAAATGGGGCCATTACCGACAACACTAATTCTAGCAACAGCTACCAAGGTGGATTGACCGCTTGCGGTGGCGGCGGTGGCGCTGGGCAAAACGCTACCCTAACGGCCTCCACAACGGGCGGCTTTGGCAGTGGCTATGGTATTTTTTCTAACAGCACTGGACCCGGTCTTCAAACTGCCATCGCAGGCGGCACCCGTGGCCAACCTTCGCCCCTGACCCCTGCGGGCAATGGCGTCTCAGGGGGCTTCAGTTCCAGCTTCTCCAGTTTCCGCGCTGGCACCGGCGGCGGCGGCGGGTATTACATCTCCGGCCAGCCAGGAGGCACCGGCGGCAACGGCGCCTGGCCCGGCGGCGGCGGCGGTGGCGGCGGCGCTTCCGACAACGGCCAGACCAGCGGGGCCGGCGGCAACGGGGCCAACGGCATCGTCGTAATTATCACCTATTCCTAAAATGATTACCGACAACACTGGCCTTACTTGGGAGTTCAACCAGGAGCGGACGCAGATAACATCGTCCACTGGGCAAGTCATCATCATCAATCCCGAATGGCCTGACCATGCTGTCGTTGACATGATCAACACGACCCGCGACGCCCCAGTGATTAAGTCCGACGCCGAGCGCATCGCCGAGCTCGAGGCCCAACTCGCCGCCCTACTGGCCCGCCTCTCGTAACCATGCAGCTCTACGACAAGGACTCGACGGACAACCTGCTGGCCGCCAAACTCAGCGACGCCCCGATTGACGGCAGCATCTATGGCCGCAAGGATGGAGCCTGGGAGGCTGTCACCGGTGGCACCACTGCCGCGAGTCAGTTGACCAACGCCGCGATCTCGGCCAACCCGACCGCTGGCCCATCGGCCACTGAGCAGGTTCTGAAGTACGACGGCGCCGACCTAGTCTGGGGCTCGCCTGTCGCGGCCAGCAAGACGGTCAACGTCATCTCGAGCAACTACACCCTGCAACTCAGCGACGCCAACAACATCATCGGCGCCACCGGTAGCATGTACGGCATCACCATCTGGGACGACGGCTACCTGCTCATCCCTACGGGCACCGAGGTCACGATTGTCGTGCAGAACCTTTCGAGCATCACCATGGGCCTAGTGGGCTCAGGTAGCAACACCCTCAACGGCACCACTGGCACCTATACAATCAGCCGCTACGTCACCAAGCTGGTGAAGGTCGCCGCGGATACCTGGTACATCGACTAACTTATGTTTTTCATCGTCTCCCATACCATCTGCCTGCTGGCCGGCTTTGTCGCTGGCTTGCTCATGTACCGCAACAACGTCGCCAAGCTCCAGAGCAAAGAGTCCGAGGGCAAGAAACTCCTCGACGCCCTGAAAGGCAAGTGAAGGCGCTCCTGGTCATCCCCCTGCTTTTCTCGGCCTGCGCTACATCGCCGGATACCGAGGGCACTGGGACGGCCACCCCGCCGGCGGATAACTTCGCCAAGGTCGGCCAGCAGATTGACAAGGCTGACGCCCGTGTCGCTGCCGCCGTGACCGTGGCCCGCGAGAACGCCGATAAACCCGCCGTCGTTAAGGCCGAGACTGGCGTGGCCCTCTCCTATCTCCCGCCCCCTACCCCTGACGCGTTAGCCTATGCCCGCAACCGGGCAACCAGGGCGAGCGCCGAGGAGTACAAGCTGGCCGAGGACGCAGGCCGCAAGCTTCTGGCCGTCATCGACGCCAACTGGAACAAGGCCGAGCAGGACGCCGCTAAGAACAAGGCCGCGCTCGACTCCGCCAACAAGCAGATCACGGCGCTGAAGGTCGAGGTCGAGCAGGTCCGCACGGAGGGAGTGCGTAACGCCTTCGCCGTGGCCGCTGGGGTTTGCTTCCTTGCCGCCCTGGCTATGGCCTTGCTCGGCCAATACATCAGGGCTGGCGTGGCCTTCGCTGTCGGTGCCGGCGTCGGTGGCCTACCCTTCCTGTTCTCCTCCCCTTATTTCCTCCCGTCTGCCGGCGGGCTCGTGCTCCTGGTCGTGCTGCTAGTCTGGCTCCACTTCCGCAAACCCGCCTGCCCAGATGGCCCGCAAGAAAGCAAAGAAGGTTAAGGTCATTTGGCGGGCTCTAGGAAAAGAGCAGGCGTGGGGACAGGCCCATACTGATCCTGACAACCCGGTCATCGAGATTGACCCTAGGCTGTCACCCCGCCGCGAGCTCGAGACTTTGGCACATGAGGCCCTCCACATCGCCCTGCCCCTTCTTACTGCCCATCCGCTGAAGAGCAAAGAGTACAGAAAAGGCGAGGCCGAGATAGACCGCATCGGCAAGGTCGTGAGCAAAGTGCTCTGGCAGGAAAACTACCGCCGCGTCGTGCAGGGCAAGCACACCACCCCGGTCCGCATCTCATGAGCGCTTCCCCTATGAGCCCGGAGGACATCAGCCCCGAGGTCAAGCAGGGCGTCCTGGCTGGCCTTATCGGCATGATGGGCATGGCCGTGAAGATTATCCTGACCGACGAAAAGCTGAAGATTGGCAAGGTGCTCACCAAGCTCTTCGTGGCCGTCGTCGTGGCCGTTCTCTCCGGCTTCGCCCTAGACAGTTACATCGAGAACAAGAAGATGCTCTGGGCGCTCAACGGTCTTTCCGGTTACATGGCCTTGGAGGTCGTAGCCTGGGCCGAGGGAGTCGTGCGTGCCCGTCTGTCCGGCGAGCTGAACAAAGCCCAGAAGGCCGCCGGCCTCAAACCCGCCAAAACCAAACCCCGTGGAGCCAAAGCAAAAGCCCGTCGTTGACACGAACCTGCTCTGGGCAGTGGCCATCCTGACGATTGCGTCGGGCCTGACTGCGTTGGCCACGGCTTGGATTTGTGAGCAAGTGCTGGCGGCCTTCCGCGACAGCCATGCCTTCGCCGCCCTCCTGACCAACGACGCGGTGATCCTCGACGACAAGAACACCGAGAGCCAGCTGCGGATGTCCACGGCGGCGCTTAAGGTGGTCCGAGACCTAGCGACCTGCCTGGCCATCGGGTGCACAGGAGTGGGCGTAGCCCTAGGGGTGCGGGTCTTCGGTCGGTCTGACGGTCAAGACGCCTCCTAAGGCAAGCCAGAGGGGTCAATCGGCCTATCCCGTGGCATGTGTCGATAGGGTCTAAAGGTTCCTAAAAGTGCCCGCTCGGGAAGTTATGGAAACTTTGCCCCCCTAAACGTTCCAAAGACCCCGCTCGGTAACTTGGCAAAAGATTGGTCTGGACAATATGGCAAAGGTTTGGTCTAGTGGCTCCCGTACCCACCAAGCCATGACCCCTACCAACATCACCACCATCGTCGAGCGCCCTGATGTGCTCGGCGCCCTCGCTAATCTCGTCCAGGAGCAGGCCGGCCTCGTCGCCGATGTGCAGGCCAAGCACAAGACCGGCCTCTACATGGATCACGACTCTTACGAGTGCGACCTCGAAGACGCGAACGACGGCCACATCCTCGCCCTCGTGGCTTACAACGCCGCCCTGCAGCTCATCAAAGGCAAGCGCATCAACAAGCAGCAGACCGACACTATCGAGTGCTGCCTTTGCATGACCGGCATCCTCTAATCTCCCAACCCACCAAGCCATGAAACTCATCCTCGCCCTCCTCGCCGGCCTCGCGCTGGCCGCCTACATCGTCGCTCTCGCCGATGGCCCCAACTTGTTTGACATTCTCAACAACTACTAAGCCACACTTAGCAAATCAGCCCAAACGTAAACAAGCCATGAGCAACCTAGGCTCTCCCGCGCAGGAGATACAGACGCTGATCCGTACCATCGGTTACACCCGTGACCGGGTCCTGCAGGGCGACTGGACCCCCAAGTATGCCAACGAGCAGGTGACCATCGAGGCTAACGCCGCCGAGCAGATGCTGGTCTTCTTCGGCTGCAAGGACGTCGACATCTACGCCCACTTGTCCCCGTCTGGACGTGCGCTGCTCAAGTGGTCTTACCGCGACACCACCGGCGAGCTCTTCACCGGCGACATCATCCCGACCGGCTTCTGATCGTGAAAAAGAAAGAAGAGACCCTCACCGCCGTGGTACTCCAAGGCCGCCGCAAGGAAACCATCGTCGTGGCCGAGTACTGGCATGAGACCAAGATGGTCAGCGACGACATTCAGTGGGGCGGAGAGCGTAGCGTTCACCGGGGATTGCCCGACGCAACCATGCGTCACGGCTGGCAACATACCATCGACATCGGCGCCGTCATCGACGCGACTAAGCACCTTGCCCCGGACGGCACCTATCTCCTGCCTTGTTGGGGCGGGTTCATCCTGTCTTTCCAGCGCAAGCGGTACGTTATAACCGAGACGGCCGACACCAGCGGATTGATTGGCGGCAAGTGGGCCAAGATCCGGCTGAAGGCCCAGCGCTTCCAGCGGGACTCACACTACATCAATTACAACCGATGACCCGCCTCTTCCTTCTCCTGCTGTCGGCCAGCGCCTCGGCGAAAGTCTCCCCCGCGTGGCGTGACGCCATCATCCGCGTCGAGTCCGCCGGCAACCCGGCCGCCGTCGGCCGACTCGGGGAGCGTGGCCTGTGCCAATTCTTCCCCGCAGCTTGGGCCGATACCTCCCGCTGGCGCCGTGCCCACGGCCTGCCCGTCTACTCCTACGGACTGGCCCACGACCCCGAGGCCGGCCTTGCGTACGCCACCTCCTGGTTGACTCTGCTCGAGGACCGCCTGACCGCAACCCTCGGCCGCCGCCCGACGATCGGCGAACTCTACGCGGCGCACCAGCTCGGCTTCTCCGGCTTCCGCTCGAAAGGGTTTGACCTCTCGCGCTGCCCGACCATCACCAAGGTCGTCGCCGCCCGATTGGCAAAGGCGACACGCTGAAGCCAAGCCATGTCTAATCAACCTTTGCTCGTCGCCGTGGACCCTGGCGTGTCCGGTGCTATCGTGACCTGGCACCAGCACCTCGGCCTCTCGTCTTACAACATGCCCGGCACCGACTGGGAAGTCTGCAAGCTAGTGGCCGACATCACCACGCAGGCCAACAAGGTCGTGCTGTACCTTGAGGAGCCCCCGCTCTACGCCGGCCGCAACATCCCCGGCTCGGCCATCGGCAAACTGATGTGGAACACGGGTGTGCTTTACGGCGCCGCCGTGGCCTGCGGGTGGGAAGTCCACCGGGTCCGTCCCGCGATCTGGCAGAAGGCCCACCCGGTCGGCACGAAGGGCGACCTCTCCACCACCGCTTGGAAGAACAAGCTGAAGGCCCGCGCCGGCGAGCTCTTTGGATCGGTGCCCGGCATCAAGGTGACGTTGGCCAACTCAGACGCCCTGCTCATCCTCGACGCCGCCAAGCGTGGCGCCATCAACTAACTTAACATTGCTTAACATTTGTTAAGCTCACCTTTTCCACCATGTCCGACATACCTCCCGAAAAACAAATCACTAAGAGCCTGGTATGGCCCCCCGCGCCAATCAAGGACTCGTCCTACATCATCCTGCACGACGGCACCGTCGCCCGGCTCCTGAAGCCCCGGCGCAAGGGCAACATCAACTACTGGTCTCTGAACCTCGGCGGCCGCTTGCAGGTCCTGACGCAGAAGACCATCGACGACCTCGCCAAGCAGTAACTTTTCCCGTACCCATGAAACAAGCCACTGACGCCAACGCGGACTTCGTCACCGCCCTCAACGCGCTGGAGAACGTCAGCGCTAACAAGTCCAACCCAGCCTTCAAGGGCTCCAAGTATGTCACCTTGGACCAGCTGCTAGACGCCGTGAAGCCCGTGCTGGCCGCCAACAATCTCGCCTTGTGCCAGGTTGTCGACACGACCGCCGACGGCCGGATCGGCGTGCAGACCTCCTTCCGTCACCGCGACGGGACCGTCTTCCCCGGCGGGTCTCTCTTCATCCGGGCCGACGGCATGAGCCCCCAGCAGATTGGCTCTGCGCTAACCTACATCCGCCGGCAGTCAGTCCAGACGGCCGCATGCGTCTCTGTAGACGCCGACCTCGATGGAAACGGCCTCACCCCTTCGCAGTCCATCATCTCGCCCCAGAAGGCCAGCCAGACCCCTCAAAAGACCTTCGCCAGCGACTACACCAACCACCCCGACGCCGCCTGCCGCGTCCTGATCCGCAAGGGTTGGCTCAAGGAAGGCCAAGGGCTGGCCGACCTATCCGGTGAGCACTTCGCCGCCATCGCCAACAACGCCGCCTTCAACGCGGCCGTCACCAAGGAGGCCCAACAGTGAGCGACGACCTCCGCCTCCCGAAAGGTCAGCCCTTCGACCCTATCGCTGACGCCTTCAATGCCCTGAGCCTGTCCAATCAGCTCGCGGCAGCCAACGCCCGCATCAAGCAGCTTGAAGAGCGCAACGAGCAGATGCGTGAGGCCGGCGATAACATCTGGTACGTGGTCCGCCACGCCGCCCAGGTTAAACCCGAGGACATCATCGAGGCCTGCACCATCTGGCAGGAGAAGCGCCGTCATGGCTGAAATCCCCAAGGCCATCGAGCGCCTCGCCGAGAAGGACGCCATCTATCTCTACGGGCTCCTGATCCTGCTGGACGGTGAGGCCTTCTGGGAGTGCACCGCCGCGACGGCCAAGGGCCTCGAGACCACCATGCGCGCTTGGCGTGTCCACACCCTGCCTTCCCTTCGCCGGTCTCAGGTCCGCTACTTCGTGAAGTCACCGGGCACCATCAAGGAGATCACCCTCAACTCTCTATGAGCCCCCAAGACTCCGCCCTGGCTAACCTGACCCGCCTCTCGACCGAGGCCAACGCCCTCGAGACCTACCTCGGCGCCTTTGTCACCCAGACCGACATCAACCGCATCGGCCAAGACCTGACCCGCTTCCGTGCCGTGCTGGCCGTCACTGACCTCAACCTGGTCGACGACATCCACGACATCGACGAGCTGCGCGAGCGCCTGAACGCCCTGCGGTCGGACATCAGCGTGCTCCTCGTCTCCATGCAGAACCTTCACGAGAAGGCCGAAGCCTGCAACGCGACCCTGTCTTCCATCGAGGACGCTATCGACAACCCCGACGAAGCCCTCTAACAATCTGGGGCTGGCCGTGGTTCGCCCGATTGGATCCGGGTATGACCCATAGTCCACGGCTGGCCCCTCCCCTTTCCCACCCGATAACATACAACAGACATACATCATGACATACAAGCCCCCCACCATCACCGAGATTACTGCCAAGTTATTCACCGTCACCCGCATCGGGTACGACACCCTGACCGGGTACCTCAACCAGACCAACGCCAAGGTCCTGCTGCGCTCGCCGGCTAAGTACAAGCACCGCCTGGCCAACCCGCCCAAGCCTACCGCCGCGCTCCGTGAGGGCATCCTCACCCATGCCTGCGTCCTGCAGCCGGACCTGTTCGCCAAGTACAAGCCCGAGCCCGACGTGAAAAAGAACACGAAAGAAGGCAAGGCCGCCTTTGAGTACTGGAAGACCACCCTGTCTGCCGACGACATCCCCTGCGACTGCGACGAGTACGACAACGCCCTGCACTACGCCGACGGGCTCCGCGCCGTGATGGCCAGCCACGCCATCCGCGTACACGCTGCCGAGATCGCGCTGTCGGCCACCTACATGGGCACCCCGCTCAAGGGCTCGCTGGACTTCATCGGCGAGGACGGTTTCATCTACGACCTGAAGACCACCCGCGAGGAGGCCACGCAGTACGGCTTCGGCCGCGAGATCCAGCGCAACCCGGACTTCCGCCTGCAGGCCGCCTGGTACATGCACCTGTGGAAACTTAACTTCGGCGAGAGCCCCCGTGGCTTCCGCATCATCGCCGTCGAGAAGGAAGCCCCCTTTGAAGGCGCCGTCTTCGAACTCGACCAGGAGCTGATTGCCGACGGTGGCATGAAGATGCTGGAGGCCATCACGACCTTCCAGAAGTGCACCGAGTTCGACACGTGGCCCACCTACCCCGCCGAGGTCATCAAGGTCGAGCCTTGGAAAAAGCCCGGTGAAGCCATCCCTCTCTCCTTTTCCTAACCCAGAAACAACAACACCATGACCCAACCCAACGCGGACCGGCCGCCTCTCCAGACCATCACCAAGAACGGCATCTACATGCTCCGACTCTCCAAACCCAAGGCCGAGAAGGTCCGGGTCTGGGACGATCAGACCATGTCGGCCCGGCTCTTCTTCATGACCGCCGACGGCCACTGCCTCTCGCAGAGCTACGGCACCAAGTTCACCAAGTCCCTCGCCATGATGGTCGGCAAGATGTCCGGCACCTTCACTAGCGAGTTCGCCGGCACGACCGTCGATGATTACCTGGCCTACGTCGAGAAGGCCTGCGGCAAGACCGTCGAGACGCTCGTCGAGGTCACCGAGGGGACGCCCTACAACGGCAAGCCCACCTACAAGTACAAGCTCACGTGGGCCAAGAAGGGCTTGACGCTTACCCCCCCCGACTCCTTCTGATCATGGCTCAAATCATCATTCTCTACGGGTATGCTAGGGCTGGCAAGGATACCTTGGCTGATGGCATCATCGAAGGCGCCGAGAATGAGGTCTGGCGGTGCTCGTTTGCCAAGTCTCTCAAGTTCGCGGTCAACATCGCGGTACGTGAGTTCATCGACACTGTGGATTATGACGTCGAGGCCGACAAGCTGCAGGACCGCGACCTCCTGGTCGAGTTCGGCCGGGCCGTCCGACGCCGAGACCCCATGGCCTTTGCCAAGCGCCTTTGCTATTGGATAGGCAACCCGTCTGTAGGAAGAGAACACCACGTCATCACCGACGCGCGCTACTTCAACGAGTATCAGTTCGTTGCAGAGTGGGCCAAGGAGCATGGCTATTCATTGACCACTGTCTACGTATGGCGTGAGGGCAATACCTACGCCAACATCGAAGAGCGCGACAGTATCCGCGAGGTGCTCGAGCACGTGAAGTTTGACTACCTTATCGACGGCGAAGCCTACGACGCCGACAACGTCCGCCAGAAGGGCATCGACCTAGCCAAGACCCTCAACCTATGAGCTCCGACCTCTTCGCCGGCTACGGATCCGAACCGGGCGACATCTACGACCTCGCCAAGAAGTGGGGCATGACCCCCGCCCGACTCACCTTCCTGGCCAACTGCCCGCGAGCAGCGCATGAAGGCCATCCCCGTCGAAGCTAAGCTGATGGAGCGTTACGCGCTGATGCAGGCAGAGAATACACGCCTCAAGGCCGAGGTCGAGCGGCTGACTGAACAGGTCGAGCGTCTTATCGCCAGCCTGCAAAAGTCGCACAATGAACACGCTAAAACACTCTACAAACTGAAATACAAACGATGAGCAAGCCCACCTTAGCCATCCTTTGCGCCGTCATCTGTGGACTATCTGGGTGCGACCAGCGCGTCGCCTCCGTCGGCCAGACCGAAGTCCGCGAACCCTGCTGGCGCATCTATTACATGCCACCGACTCAATATAGGACTTTCGACAGGGAATGGTTTACCAAGAACACTCCCGTACCGCTCGGCCCTGGCTACTACTTCACGACTGACTCCGGTCGTGCCGTGTATGTCTCTGGTAGCGTCGTCATCGAACAAACCACCCGAACCAAATGAGCGAACCAACCCGATACCGCATCGCCGACAACCAGGTGCAACGCGTCTATGGCGGCAACATCCTCGTCGTCGACCCCGCTGGCCCGCTGGTCGAGTACGCCGACTACGCCCGCCTGCGCATGGAACGCATCCACGACCTGAACCAGATTGGCGGATTGCAGGAAGAGAACGCCCGCCTGCTGGCCGACTACAACAAGACCGAGGAACACAACATGGCCCTGTGCGAACGCCTGCAAGACCTCAACGGGGAGTTGTTCACCGCATCGTGCGCCAACGCCAATATGCACAAGGAAAACGCCCGCCTCAAGGCCGAGGTCGAGCGGCTCCGCAAGGCGGGGGATTGGATGTGCGGTCTGCTTCGGTTTGATTTTGTGACGAAGGAATGGAACGCCGCCAAGGAGGGCAAGAAGTCGTGAGCGACATCCTCTACAAGTACCACGGCGAGGAGCCTGCCGACCTCTACGACCTGTCCAAGAAGTGGGGCATCAGCATGGAGCGCCTCCAGTACCTGGCTAAGTGCCCAACCAATCGCTCTAAGACCTTCATCCCTGACTACGACAAGTTTACCGGGCAGGACCGCATCAACGCTGTCTGCTGCCGCCTTATCTTCCGCCAAGGCTGGACCCACTACGAGGCCGCCGAGAAGCTAGGCATGTCGGCCAACAAGCTCACCCGCTGGCTCAACGCCAAGGGCATCGTCTGGCCCGATGGTTGCAAGCGCAAGGCAACCTGGGGCGGTCGAGCTGCGGCCATGACCCGCATGGAGGGCAACCTGCTCGGATCCACCAAGGCCAACGACCCAGACGCCAGCCCGGTGCCCGGTCGTATCAAGCGCGGCTCGGGCAAGGAGTATGCATACAAGGCCCTGGCTGAAGGCCTGACGCTCTCCGAGGCCTCCCGCAAGTATGGCATCAACATCTGCACCCTCTTCTGCGCCTGCAAGAAGTACCGCATTAAACTCTCGAAAGGCCTACGTGGCCCACGTTCTAAAAAATGAGCAAGCCTGTCACCTTTGTCTTCGCGTCTGACTCCCATGGCGACATGGCCGACCCGCAAGCGCTCGATGCCCTCTGGGCCTTCTGCAAGGACTACAAGCCAGACGTGCGCGTGGCAGGCGGTGACCACTACGACTTCCGAGCCCTGCGCCGGGGCGTAGGCAATAACGACGCCGAGTCAGGCGAGTCCCTTAAGGCTGACATCGAGGCCGGCAACGACTTCATGCGCCGCTTCCGCCCGACCGTCTGGCTGTATGGCAACCACGAGCACCGACTAGATAACCTGATCAGCACGAGCTCCTCGGCCTTGGTACGCGACTACTGTCAGGACATCAAGGACGCCATCAACGCCAACGCCAAGGCCGCCGGATGCAAGACCATCCTGCCTTACCACGCCGACCGTGGCGTCTACCGTCTCGGACCCGTGGCGATGGTCCACGGCTATGCGTACGGCATCAACGCGACGACCTTACAAGGCCTGCATTACGCCGAGCACGGTGGCGCCCTTATCCACGGCCACACCCATAACTTGGCCAGCATCGCCCTTACCCAGCACGGATCAGGTAACGCCTTCAGCGCCGGATGCCTATGCCTCAAGGAAGAAATGGGCTACGCGTCGCACCGCCTAGCTACTGCCCGCTGGGGCTCAGGCTTTGTCGCCGGCGTCGTCAATGGTCGCAACTGGAAGGCCTGGCTGGTCCACAAGGTCGGCCCTCAGTGGGTCTGGCAAACTGGCCTTCGCTTTTACTCCCCTTTCTGATGGGCACCCAAGGCAAGCGCCCGCCCCTGACCGATGCCACCCTGCGGGCCATCGTTGGCGCTCTCCAAAACCAAGCAGAGCAGCCCCCTCCCGGCTTTTACAACTGGCAGACCTGGGCGAAGCGCTGGGGCCTCAAGCGCACCTCCACCATGCGCTACCTCGAGACCGGCGTGAAGTCAGGCATCCTCAAGACCGTCATGATCCGCCAGGACGTCGGCGCCTATGTTCGCCGCGCTCCCTTCTGGGGCCTCACTAGCAAGAAGGCTCGACAGTCCCGCAAGCCCTAGCCATACCCCTCCCCGCAAGCCATGCAAAACCCCGACGACCTTATCGCCAGGGCAAGGAAGTACCTTGTCACGCTCCCCGACTCCATTGAAGGCCAGCAAGGACACGCTGCCCTCTTCCGTGCCGCCACCGTGCTGGCCCACGGCTTTGCCTTCGACGAGGCCACCGCCCTCGACCTGCTCCGCGAGTACAACGTCGCCCGGTGCTCGCCCGCTTGGGACGAGAAGGCCCTCGAGCGCAAGATCCGCGAGGCCAACAACCGAACCCACACCAAGCCCCGTGGCTACCTCCTAGGCGACTCCCCTGCCCAGACCACCCACCGCCCCCTCAAGACGCCTCAGAAGCCCGCTGAGGCCCCTAAGAAGGCTACGCTGGCCAACCTCCCCCCCGTCGAGCCCGTTGCCTTCAAGCCATCCGACACCCTGACCATCGTCGACTTCTTTGCGGCTTGCTTCAATCCCGAGGACCAGGTGCAAATCGAGACCCCCGCCGAGCTAAATGCCGATGGCAAGGGCCGACCCACTGGCAAGGGCATCGTGAAGACCGTGGCCGACTGGCAGAACAGCGTCGACCTCGACCCCGCGCTCTACGGTGGCCCCGCCGGCGCCTTTGTCCGCATCAACCCCGTCAAGGACGCCGAGGGCAAGGACACCAGCGTCAGCGCCTATCGCCACGTCCTGCTGGAATGGGACACCGGAGAGAAGCAGGAGCAACTGGCCCGCATCTATCGCTCTAACCTGCCCGTGTCGGCCATCGTCGACTCGGGTGGCAAGTCCGTCCACGCTTGGGTCCGCGTCGATGCAGCTGACCGGGCCGAGTACGATGCCCGCGTCGGCCAAGTGTACGACCTTTTCGCTGACTGCCCCCCTGACAAGCAGAACAAAAACCCCTCACGCTTCACCCGCCTCCCGTTTGCCAAACGCGGCAACGCCCTGCAGGCCCTCATCAAGACCTGCGTCGGTTTCGCTGACTGGGCAACCTGGTCAGACTGGAAGGCAGACCTAGACGCCGCCGAGCAAGAGAAGGCTGACGGCACCGAGCACTTCGACCTCGAGGCCCTCGACGCTTTCGACCCCAAGGCCGACGCCACCGTCCTAGTCGGCAAAGAGCGCCGCTGGCTCTGCAAAGGCTACGTGCTCCAGATCGTCGGCTTCTCGGGCTCGGGCAAAAGTTCGTTGGCAATGCAGATGTGCGTCCAGTGGGCTCGCGGCCTTAACCTCTTTGGCCTCCAACCCGTCCGCCCCCTCCGCATCGTTATCTGCCAAAGCGAAAATGACTTCGGAGACACCGCAGAGGCCTTCGCCGGCAGTGTGCGCGGCCTGACCTCACAAGAGAAGCTGAAGCTGAAGGACAACCTGGTCATCGTGCGCAACTCCAAGGCCATCGGCCCAGCCTTCCCGGTCTTCCTCAAGCGCCTATGCGAACGCCACAAGCCTGACATCGTGCTCGTCGACCCGTTGCTCGCGTATGCGGGCTTTGACATCGCCGACCAGGCACTGACCACCGACTGGCTGCGCAACCAGATCTTCCCCATCGTGCAAGAGACCGGCATCGCCCTGATCTACATGCACCACACCACCAAGCCCAAGAGCGCTGACGACCTCGACAGCATGACCCCCACCCAACTGGCCTACCTAGGGGCCGGCTGCAGTGAGTGGGTAAACTTCGCGCGCGATTCAGGGTATTTATTCCGAACCAAGGGCGACGGCGAGACACCGGTCTACAAGTTCGGCTTCAGCAAGCGCCAGTCCCGCAGTGGGCTCAAGAACAGCGAGGGCAAGTTCACGCAGTTTGCCAAGATTGCCCACAGCGACGAGCCCGGCGTCATCAGGTGGGAATACGCAGGCGGAGATGCCCTGCTTAACCAGCCTACCCGTAGGAAGCCCAATCCTAGCCCCTCAGCGGGCTCTGTAGGCGGCTTTGACATCAACTGAGGGGCAAGACAGCCCCCCACTGATACCCCCCTCTCATAACCAATCCTAGGCCATGCTCACAAACCTTTTGCCCTGTCTACTTCCTAGTCTACTTCCTAGTCTACTTCCGTCCTACTTCGTAGGTAGGTATGCTTCGGCCTTTTACCTCCCTACGGTCGTAGGCCTAGCATGACCTCACCTAGCACTACAAACCTATGAGCAAGCCAAACCTGAGCAGGGCAATACAGGACAAACTAAAATGGACCAGGGTAAGACAGAGAGCCTGGAGAGATAAGCCAGACCACATGGAAGCCATCCGGGTAAGAGCCACGGAAAGAGCAACGGTAAGCAGAGCCCGCAATCACCTTGCCCTGATCCGCAACCTGTCGACCCTCGCGGCCTCCCTCTCGACCGAGGAGCTGCAGGCCATCGTCAAGGCCTCGACCTACCGCGGCACCTACCACAGTTTCCAGAACAGACTACGCCGGCACGGGTTGATGCGCTACGACGCGGCAAGTGGCCGATGGCTGAACCTATGCCACGTTTTCCCGGTGGCTTAGACTTTTGTCTTACTCGCCACAGTGGCCTGCCTATGGTCTGACTTCATGCGCTACATCCTCGACCTCGCTACACGTGGCGAGCTCTATGTCGATACGGCGCAAGTCTATGCGGTCGAGGTCGTGGACATCGTGAACGTCCAGAAGACCCTCAACTATGACCGCGTCCATCTATCCAACGAGGAGCTGACCCACGAGCGCAAGGGCATGCTGGTGCACATCGACGGTGAGAAGTTCACCTGCGAGTATGATGCCGAGTTCCTCGAGCTATGGATGGATGAGACCGAAGGCCCATGCCTGGACTAAACGGCTTCGACCATAGCGCGGACAAAGCAGACCGTGCACATGCCAAGCGCTACGACGCCTGGTTCAAAGCGTTGCCCAAGGCGCAGCAGGATCGGTTACGCGAGGAAGGCGCCGGACCGTACTGTGAAGCCCGGTCTCACGATTACGTCTTCCCTGTGTATGAGCGCTCAGAGATTTGGGCTTACAACCCCAACGAGGACCGCACTGAGCAGGACGCCTTCATCTCTCGCGAGCAGGTGGCCAGCATCGTGAACGACGTGGTGCAGATGCTCGGCTACACGCGAGACCCCAAGGTGCGCCGGCACTGGGAGTTGATGCGCCTGATCCTGCGAGCCCCTGGTCATCTTAACGGCAAGGAGATCGGCAAGCTCTTCGGCGTCACCAAGCAAGCCATCAGCATACAAGCCAAGGGCATGCTTGCCCACATCGACAAGCGCCGAGCCATGTCTGCCGGCATACCGGACACGCTGACGCCCACCGCGTTTGATGCACAAGTGGGGAAAAGGGGGGTAAAGGCATCTCTTTTGACCCCCCCCCAACGCCGCGTGGCGTCGACACA